CAGCCTGAAACAGATCCGGGAAAGCATTGCTTTCTGGGAAAAGAAAGTGGCTGAAGCGGAAGCGGAGGAAAGGGGCCGGGGCAGAAACCGGATCTACCACTTCTCTCCGCATGACGTGTAAGGAAGGTGGAGCACATGGCGAATTTCCTTGATAAGGCCATTGCGGCAATCTCCCCCGAAAAGGGGTATCGCCGCGCTGTGGCCCGCACGGCGCTGTCTGTCATAAACAACGGTACCGGCTACGGAAACTATGGAGCTTCCCACACATCCCGCTCTATGCGGAGCTGGCACGTTGGCGGCGGCAGTGCAAAAGAGGACATCGAGGACAATCTGGAAACACTGCGCAAGCGGAGCCGGGATGCTTACATGGGCATTCCGCTGGCGGCCGGTGCAATCAAGACCCTGCGCACTAATGTGGTGGGCAGCGGCCTTGTGCCGACACCCCAGGTCGATGCGGACTATCTGCACCTGACCGAGGAACAGGCTGACCATTTGCAGGCGGAAATCTCCCGCGAGTTCAGCTTGTGGGCGGATAGTGCGGCCTGCGATGCAAGCGGCATGGATAACTTCTGGCGGCTGCAAACACTGGCATTCACCAGCTTCCTGATGAACGGTGACGTATTTGCAGCAGTGCAGTTCAAAGAACGTGGGAACTGGCCGTATGCCTTGCAGCTCCGGTTGATCGAGGCTGATCTGATTTGCAGCCCTGACCGCACGGACATAATGGCACCCTGCACGATAGACAAGCATGACGTGTTCCAGATCGTGCAGGGCGTGGAAACGAACCGGGACGGCGCGGTGGTGGCGTACTGGATAGCAAGTCGGCATCCGCTGGCTTACGACAGCACGGTGCCGCTGACATGGACGCGGGTAGAAGCCCGCGACCCCGAAACGGGAGAGCCGAACATTCTGTGCGTCACACAGAGGGAGCGTGCCGGGCAGCGGCGCGGCGTGCCCCTGCTGGCACCGGTACTGCCCACGCTGAAACAGATGGGCAGATACACAGAAGCAGAGCTGGCGGCGGCTATCGTGGCATCGTCTATCACGCTGTTTATCAAGCATGATAACCCGGTCAGCGGAGCACCGTTTGGTGAGGATCCGTCCGACAAGGCGGAGGACCCGAACACTCCGCCTGATGAACTGGCAATCAACCTTGCGCCGTCTGCGGTGTTTGACCTTGCGCCCGGCGAAACACCGGACACGTTTGACCCGAAACATCCGACCACGACATATGACGGCTTTATGTCAGCTATGTCCAACCAGGTGGCGACGGGTATTGAAGTGCCCAGCGAGGTGCTTTATAAGAAGTTCAGCTCCAACTACTCCGCAAGCCGCGGTTCTCTGAACGAGTTTTGGAGAACGTGCGATGTGATGCGGGACAGCTTTGCAGCGGACTTCTGCCAGCCGGCCTACGAAAAATGGTTTGCCGAGGCAGTAGCCCGTGGGCGCATCAATGCGCCGGGCTTCTTCGATGACCCGGCTGTTGCAAAAGCCTATATGGCCTGTAACTGGAACGGCCCGGCACGCACCAATCTGGATGCGAAGAAAGAAATCGAGGCGGCTATCCTGCGTATGGAACAGGGCATTTCCACTGCCGAACAGGAAACGGCACAGATGACCGGCGGAAGCTGGCGGGCCAATATGAGGCAGCGCAAAAGTGAGATGGAAAAAATGAAGGAGGTAGGCTGCAATGGGCAAAGCCAATTCCCAGACGAACCCCAAGTCAACGAATAATAAGTTCTGGCAGTTCCGCAATCTGGCCGACGATGACCAGAAGGCGGAACTGCTGCTTTATGGCGATATTTCTGAGCGCAGCTGGTGGGAGGATGCAGCGACCCCGAAACGGTTTGCGGATGATCTTGCCGCCCTGGGCGATGTGAAAGAAATCACCGTGTACATCAACTCCGGCGGTGGTGATGTTTTCGCGGCCCAGGCCATTGGCAATATGCTGGAACGCAATGCCGCCACCGTGACTGCCCACATTGACGGGTTGTGTGCAAGTGCTGCCACTATCGTTGCCTGCCATGCAGACAAAGTTGTGGCCGCGGCAGACGGCAGCTACATGGTCCATCCGGTCAGCATGGGCGTTTGCGACTACCTGACCGCAGAGGACATGAAGAACTGTCTGAAAGCACTTGAAACCATCCGCAGCAGCATCATTACTCTGTACGCCAAGAAGTCCGGTAAAACTGAGGATGAATGCGCCAAGTGGATGGATGAAACAAACTGGTGGACGGCAACGGAAGCCCAAGAAAAAGGCTTCGTAGACGAGGTGGATGACGATGCAGAAGATTCCGTTGTGGAGAATCGCAATGGTGTTCTGTTCGTCAACAGCATCAGCATGAACACCCCGTTCAACGAAGCACCCAATTTTGTCAGAAGTCGGGTTACGGAAAAACCTGTGAACCGACCTGAAAATATGAACCCGGCGGAAAAGCCGGAACGCAATGACCATGGGGAGGTAAAAGACATGGACATCAAGACCACGGATGATCTCCGCAAGGCGTACCCGGATCTGGTAGCCAGCATCGAGAACGAGGCCACCACTGCCGAGCGCACCCGCATTCAGGAGATCGAGAACGCAACTCTGCCCGGCGCAGAAGATCAGGCCAACGAGGCGAAGTTTACGAAGCCTGTTGATTCTGCGTCCTTTGCAAAGGCTGTCATTGCCAGCATGAAGGCAAAACAGCAGGAGCAGAGCAAGAACTATCTGAATAGTGCAAAGGCGGCTGCGGAGAACTCGAACGCCAACAGCATCGACAACACGCCGCCTGCAAACCCTGAAGCCGAAGATGAGGAAAGCAAGGCATTTATGAATGCAATCCGCAAGGCTAACGGCGTGAAGTAAGGAGGATGGAACTATGATCATGGATCTTGCAAGAAAAGATTTCAGCACCGCGCCGAAGTATTTCATTGCTGGCGTGGACATTGGTATCGCAAAGGCAACCAAGACCGCAAGCGAAGCTGTGGAGGCACACGCCCCCGTGCTGATTGCAGACGGCAAGGTGAAGCCTATTGCGGCACCGGCAAGCGCAGGCACGGCAGTCCTGACCGGCCTGTACGGCATTACTGCTGACAGCGCAGACGCAAACAAGGAAGTGCCGGTCTATCTGACCGGCGAGTTCTTTGCTGACGGCCTGGTGCTGCCCAATAACGTGAGCGTGGACGACGTTGAAGTTCCTCTGCGCAATCTGGGCATTTTCCTGAAGTGATAGGAGGAAACAAAAATGGCAAACGAAATCAACATTTATGAGCCGCGGTATCTGGCCGAGGCTGTGCGCACCGCACCCCCGATCTGCACTTTCCTGCGCGATCGTTTCTTCTCCAAGGTTAAGACGTTCCCCACTAAGAACGTTGACATTGATATCGTCAAGGGCAACCGCAAGATGGCAGCTTTCGTCCATCCCATGGTCGGTGGCGAGATCGTGCAGAACGAGGGCTACGAGACCAAGTCCTATGCACCGCCGCTTATCAACCCGGCAACTGTCACCACCGCAGATATGTTCCTGCAGCGCCTGCCCGGTGAGGATATCTACTCCGGCCGCACCCCTGCTGACCGTGCAGCAGAAAAGCTGACCGAGGAATACAACAAGCTGAACGACATGACCACTCGCCGCGAAGAGTGGATGGCAGCCCAGGTACTTACCACCGGTCAGCTGAAGGTGAAGGGCAAGGGCGTGGATGAAGTCATCGACTTTGGCTTCACCAACAAGATCAATCTGGAGGGCACGAAGCAGTGGGGTAAGTCTGCTGCCGATACCATGGGCAACCTGCGCGAATGGAAGCGGCAGGTGAGCCGCAACGGCTTTGCAAATGCAAACATGGTGATTATGGGCAAGCTGGCCGCAAACCACTTTATGAGCGACAGCAATGTTCTGGATCTGATGGACAAGCGCCGGTTCGACATTGGTGCTATGGCACCCAAGGAGCTGGAAGGCGGTCTGAACTACTACGGCCACCTGAATCTGCCCGGCGTGGACATCTACGGCTATGACGAAGTGTATCTGGATGAGGAAACCGGAGAGACAAAGCCTCTGATCCCGGATAATATGGTGCTGATGATCCCCAGCAACGCAAACTTCATGCGCGCATACGGTCTGTGCACCTATCTGGACGATGACAAGGTGTGGCACACTGCAGAGACCACCCGCCTGCTGCGTTCTTATGTGGAACACCGTCCTGACCGCCGCTTCCTGGAACTGCAGACCCACCCGCTGCTGATCCCCGACAAGGTGGATAGCTGGCTGGTTGCTACCGTCTGCTGATACGGGAAGGAGCGCGGATATGCTGGATGTTGACCAGAACTACGGCACACCGGAAACTCCGAAACCGTTCCCTACGTTCAAAGAATGCGTTGCGCAGGATGTGCAGAACGTGATCTTCAACTCAAACGAGTTTGCGGAAGAACGGTACATAGATGATAAGCTGATGCTCTGTATCACGCAGCACCCCGGCGTACTTGAACGTCCGGCGCACTGGGAGGGCGGAGCAAAGCAATCCTTTGACCAGGGTATGTACAAGGCCGACCTGCTGCTTTTTGTGAAGCAGAAGGACTACGGCCCTATGCCGAAGAGTGGCAAGCAGATCACCTTGGACAAGAAACGGATCTACAACATCAAATCATGCTCCCTGAAAGCGGGTATGTATCGCATGGAACTGGAAAGGGTGAGGTAAGTTGGCATACTTCCATACCAACTATGACGCTTCCAACCTGATGGTCTCCGTTGATGACGCGGAAGTGACCCGCGCTCTTGGCGTACTGGGAAACAAAACCCCGGCGGCGTTGAAGGTGGCCGTAAACACAACGGCCCC